GATCCTCGCGCGCGCGCGCGTATTGTGTGCGGAACTGCTCATGCGTGCGCAGCCAACGACGGATCGTTGGCCAATGCGGCCTTCCCGGCTGATCGCAGTATTCACGAACGCTCCCACCGTCTGCGATATGCTCGCAGAACTCCTCAGCCATTTGCATCGAAAACTTGGAGTTTCCGTGCAGCTTTACCGGCACCAGGGCCATATGCGCTGGAATGGTCACGCGGCCATCATCTCCTGCCAGCCCTCTAGCCGGCCCATAACCCTCTCAAACGCCACCTGAGACCTAACCTTGCCCAGCTCGATTGCCTTGATGTGCCCACCAATCACAACGAACAGCTTGCAAGGCTTGTCCTGCCACAGATACGCGAGGCCCATCTTTTCGATAGCCTCAATGATTGCTGCCTTGACGATTGCTCGCCTCATGCCTGTCCCCGAAGAACCTTGCGGCGTAGCGTGCGGACGGCGTACAGGGTCGCAACTGCCTCACGAATGCTAGGCGTGTCGGGCATCTCCGACTCGCGCATGGCCTTGCGCAAATGCTCGCTTGCCTTGGCCTCCAGGGTGTCGATCTCCTGCAGCGTCAGCATCAGGTTGCCTCGATAACCGAAAGCTGCCAGCCCTGGCCGAATTGGATTTGCGTCTCGCCAGCGAGAACAGGGCTTGTCGCCCCCGCAACGAGCAACGTCTGACCTGCCGGCGTAACCTCGTAACGCACACGCTTGCCGAGCTCGACTTGCACCCAGAGCGCGGCAGTGCCGGCTGGTGCCGCAGAGGCTTCCGAGGTGTCCGCTGCGCCCGTGGTGCATGAGAGCAGGTCACGTCCGAGCAACGGAAATTTGATAGCCTGGACCACCGCAAAGGTGAGGTCGTTTCCCCCTACGCGGGGAATGCCGACGACGCCAGCGAAGGCGAAGCAATGAACGGCCGTGGTCATCAGCCTTCCTTTCGTCCGTGGATAACGCGCTTCTTGACAGTCACGCGCTCGCCCTTGTCGGTGGCGCCCACGTCAATTTCGTCACTTGGGGCCGCAGCAGCAGGCGCAGCCTCCAGCATCGTTTCCGTGAGCATGCGCAGCGCCTCGATGCTCACCATTATCCGCCCTATCGACCCATCGGCAGGCGGGTGGCTCTGGCCGCAGTCGCGGATGTGGTGAACAAGCGCTTCCTCGTGGGCCTTGATGCAGGCGGCAAGCTGCTCTGCTGTGACGTTGATTTTCAATTGAGCCTCGTGGATCGGTGCTCGATAAGCTCGGGATGTGCTGCCTGCACGGTCTCGACCCACGCCTTGACGGCCTTGGGGCTGCCTATGTTGGGCACTGTGGCCAGCGCTGCAAACAGGGCTTTGCGGCTGGTGCCGGCCGGGAGCGGCAGGTCCATCCAGCAAGAGGCGGTGGGGCTGTCGGCCGAGAGGGACAGCTTGGCGTTCGGAACCGTCAGTACGCGGCACACGACCTTGCGGCCGGCGCGCACCCAATTGTAAGTGCCGTGACCGTAGCCGATGGAGCCGAGATGGACCGCTACAGCCTGTCTAATCTCACCGCGCTTCATGTTGTTTTCCGTGAAAGAGCCCGCCCAGCGGCAAGGCCGGGCGGGAACTCTGAGGGAGGGAGTCAAATATGAACGAATCAGGCATGGCCCTATTCGCGTTGTCTGTCAAATGCGAGTTGCGTGGGATTCCAAAGGCTTGCGGCGGCAGGCTAAGACTGAATCACAACATCGTGATGTGTACGCCCTTGCGTACGTCCGCAAATCACTCTATGGTCTGTCTATCGGACAACGGAGAGACGGACATGGACGACAAGAACCTCTACGCCTTCGACTGGATCAAGGCCCGCTTGGCCGAGAAGCGAACCGTGTACCTCAGCCGGCAGTTCTACAACGGGACCCGCCACATCAAGATCACGCCGCGTCGCATCAAGGATATCGATACCTTCCTGCGCATCGCGGGCGGCAAGCTGCAAATCCGCGAGGGCAAGTCTTTCTTCGATGTCCTCGGCCACTACCGGGTGACCGCACAATGAGCAGCGTCGGGTACTACGCTGGGCTGAGGCGGGAGAGCCGCAAGGCTTTCCTTCTCGGCCCATACGCCACCAGGGCCGAGGCTGAGGCGGTGCTTGCCCAGGCGCACGAACGAGCCATTGAGATCGACCCGTTTTGTCATTTCGACGAGCCGGGGATATTCCGCCTGGAAAGCCCTCAGCTCCCTGAGGGTCGACTTAATCACGTGCTCGGAGTGTACAATGGCGCCTGACGACATCGCGGCGGCCCGGCGCAAGCTGGGCCTCTCCGCTCCCGCATTCGCCCTCATGCTCGGGTACTCAGGAGAGCAGCGGCGCCAGATGACTTACGCCCTGGAGAGCGGCCGGCGCGAGTTGCACGAGGCGCAGAGGCGGTTGCTGGAGGCGTATCTGACTGGCTACCGGCCGGCTGATTGGCCGTGCGCTCCAGGCGCCTAGCTGAGACGACGGCCACGGATATCAGCCATTCCATGCGCTCTGCCGCATCCTGCTTGTTGTCGGACGCTTCGATGATCTCCAGGCATTCCGTGAGCACGGCAAGCCTGGCCTTGATGTCGGAGAGGGTCATAGGGATTTCCTCAGTGCGCGAAGGAAGGCATCGGCCAACGCCCAAATCACGAACACCCAAAACGCGGTGAAGATGGCGAACAGGGCTAGGGTGCTCATCGTCAGTATCTCCCCTCCAGGACAGCCGTGATTTGCCGCAAGCACTGGCCCTCCGTGATCCGACCAAGGCGGCAAAGTTGTATGGCGTATTTAGCTCTACGGATCGTGTCGTCTGCCGGCGCGGGCACTGCGGTTATCAGCCCGGTCCATGTGCCCGGCAGCTCGTGCACCATGCGCGTTGCAATGCGAGCTGCGGTGGCGCGCTCCGGCTCATAGTCGGAGCGCATCATCTCGCAAACGCTGGCGAGCCGGATAAGTCTGGCCCGTGGGGGCATCATTTGCCCTCCTTTGCCCGATCATCCTGGCCCAGCCTTTCGAGCTGATAGGTCAGAAGGAACGTCAGGCAGCAAGTTGCATGCGCTAGGTGCGATAGGCCGGTCTCGGGGTCGCGGTCCTCTCCTCTGGCAAACGCGAAGATGTGGCGCAACGCTGCGGCTATCAGCCGGCGCCATGCCATGCCCTTGCGCCAGTTGTCGGGGGCATACTTGCCGGCGCCGTGGGTCAGCACCTTGCCAACTTCCTCCAACGCTGCGAATGGCAGGAGGTCTAGGCGGTTCTTGGCGGCATCATCCTTGCGGCCGGACGCGGCCGGAGCGGGATCGAGACGGAGCTGAGAGCGGGCGCATTCAACACCGTTGAAATCCAGGGTATCGGCCATCATTGGCTCCACTCCATCTCGTCTAGCCACCGCATGAGGTCGGCCGAGCGTCGGCGCTCATCGCGAAGGCGACGACGTAGGCGGGAACATTCGAGGAGTAGCCAGCGGGTGCTGTCGGAGGTCATGCGGCCCCCTTGCTCAGCTCGGCCACAAGCCGGTCAACGTCGGCGCGGTACTTCGGGAGGATTGGCCCCTTGTAGGTGCCGGCCACGATGCTGCGGGCGACCATGAGAGGGATCGACTCGCCCGTGTCTCTAGGAGAGCCGCCGATTGTGTCCATTGCGGCGCTTACCGAGTACGCCCCATGGGCTGAGTGCGGGGCGGCGGGCCGCTCACAGGTGCGCAGGAACCATTTCTGCCATTCGGCCTCCCAAGCGGCTTCCGCACACTTGCGCTGCTTGCCTCGCCAGTGAGCCCGGAACTTCTTGGCCTCGTTATCCACCAAATGTGCATGCTCTGGACTTTCTTTGGTTGCCCATGCATGCCACTCTGCCGGCAGGCTCCAATCTGCTTCCAATTCAAAAGAAACTGAGAGAGCGCTCTCTCTCTCTATAATTTCTTTGTTCTTAGTATTAGTCCTTTGTATGTGTCCGGAATTTCCAGAAACTGGATTTGCCGGAACACCACTTTCCGGCTTTTCCGGAAAGTGGTCGGGGCTCGGTGAACTGGTGCTCGCAAGCTCTTGAGGGTCATCGGAAAACAGGTAATCCGTGGCGCCGCCCTTGGTCCACTCGCGCTTGCAGTATCCCCGCCCGATGGCCTCTTTCACCAGGGCATAGGCCGTATCCTTGGATATCCCGTATTCCTTGCGCAGCCACTTGACGTTGAACGTCCAGTCGAGCGGCAGCCGCAGGATTGAGACCAGGAACCCCTTGCATGCAAAGGATATGGTTGCATCGGCCAGCAATACATTGCTGATCTTGGTGTAGGCGCGGTTGAGCCCGGACACCCTGAAAATGGTTTGCTCGTTCATGCTGCCCTCCGTGCGCCCAGCACGACAGCAGCCCGCATTGCGGCGCCCAGCGTGGGGTGATAACCAGCCACCTTGACGCCATCCACGGTTGCCCAGCACTCGCCGCGGCCGAGGAACCGACCGACCCTGAGTCGATTTGTCGCGTCCCTCCACTCGTATTTCGATGTGCCGGGCTTCTTTGAGTTGCCGGTGAGCCAGCACGAGAACTTCACGCCCGCGATCAGGAATGGCGGGGCCCCTGATAGGGTATCGGTCATTGGGAGCCCTCCAGGGCCTTCGCCAGCTTGGCGAGCCGTTCGGCGTACTTGCGCAGCTCGCGGGCGCGGATCGGTGAGCCGTTAAATTCGGCCGTACAGAGGAAGGTCAGATGCTTGGCGATGCTCGCAATTAGATCGGCCGTTCTGATTTCGCCGTTCTCAGTTAGGCGTGTGACTTGCAGGGGGCGGGTCATAGCGCGACCCCGCGCGTGCTCTTGAGGTACGCCCTCGCATTGAGCCGGGTACGGCCGTCAATGGGCTCGCGAACGCCGAGCATCCATGACGCCACCGCCATGAGCACGGCTCCCCGAACGGGATAGCGCCCGTTCATGGCCCAATTAACGGAGCTTTCGTTGATCCGGTAGAGGCGGGCGAATGCCACTTCCGAGCCGCATTCCTCGCACGCGAGGTAAAGCTGGTGCCGGAGATGTCCATCCAGGACGGACAGCCTGCCCTTGTCGGCCGCTACGTGATGGCGGAGCTGCTGTTCCTCGAAAAATTCGGTTGGCCTGTGCATGATCTAGGCCCCCTGCTTGGTGTAGCGGCGGCGGTCGTCACGCCCTCGGAAGGCGCGGCCTACCTGCTTGGTGCGGTCGGCATACCCAGCATGCTCGCGGCACCGCCAATCAGATGAGATCACCCCGCCATCCGAGGGCTTATAGGCGCCCGACGACATGGCGCGGATGCGCGCGAGGAACTCAGATAGCGTTTCGCCAGCGGTTGACTGAGCGACCAATTTCAAGGATGGTGTTCCCACGTCGGTAATCTCCTCTGAGATAGTTCCAAACCGATGCGAAGGTCGGCCCACGCCAATGGGTGCGACCCGTCTCCATCAAAACCCGGTAGCGCTTGCGACGCTGCCGGGTTTTGTTTTGCCTCCAGCCATAGGGCCAGCGTCCGCATTGCTCGTGCAGAGAGCGCCGAAGTACGCAGCTTGACGGCGGTGGAGAGTACGCCCTTGATTTGACATGATTTGTCGATCAGCGCCACTGAATAATTTGTGGACAACCTGTGGGAAAGCGGCCTCCGCACGTTCAGCGGTCCTGAATTTGCCGGTTGCATGTACGCCAGTTGTCAGATAGGCAGCAACGGATCGCTCCCGGCTTGGCGGGGGTCCGTGTCGAGCTTGGGGGTCCGGCGGGGCGCGTTGGACCGGAGCGGCATGAGCGCCGGGAGCGATCATTTCCACGCAATAAGCCGATTCGAAGGGCGCTACCATGCACGGTAGCAGGTCTAGCGTCACCGAACGCTTGACAATCCTACGTTTTGGGTAATATGGTAGCGCTAACGGTAATGCTATAGGGCTATGAGGCTACCACCCTATGCGGTAGCGCGCTCGGTAGCATTCACGGTAGCGGAGGCTCTAGGACTCATGGTAGCGGGGAAGCTAGACGGCACGATTAGCTTCGATGAGGTTCGGAGCGCGCTGGCCTATGACCAGCACACGGGCGAGCTCCGCTGGCGGGAGGGCAGGCGCAAGGCTGGTAAGATCGCCGGCGTCCGTCTGCCGCGCGGGTACATACGCATTCAGCTAGGCAGAGACAGAAACCAGTATCTTGCGCATCGTCTGGCGTGGCTGTGGATGACCGGGCTCTGGCCGAAAGCAGAGATTGACCACCGCGACGGCAACCCCAGCAACAACTCGTGGGCCAACCTCCGCGAGGCGACGCGCGCGCAGAACGGCGCAAACCGCAAGATGAGCAGCAACAACCGCCTGGGCATTAAGGGCGTTCGAAAGAGGGCCGACTACAAGCGCTTCGAGGCGCAAATTAAGGTGGACGGACGCAAGCGCGTTATCGGGTACTACGATACGGCGCAGGAGGCCGAGCGGGCTTACAAAATCGAGGCGGGCCGCCTCTTTGGTCTATTCGCGAGGGACTGAATGATGGTGCACAAGAAGCAACCTATGATGGTGGTCACAGTCGCCAGTACCAAGGGCGGCGTATCAAAGACCACCCTATCCAGCGCCCTCGCCGTCCGCGCCGCTGCGGATGGCCTAAAGGTTGCGCTAATCGACACCGACCCACAGGCGTCGCTTGCCCGCTGGCATGAATTGCGCGGCAGTCCCGCCAACCCAAAAATCGTTGAAATTGACGCGGCGCGCGAGGCCATTGCGCTGCTCATATCCCAAAAATGGGACATCGTAATAATCGACACACCGCCCGCGTTTCTCGACAAGGTGGAGAACGCCATAAGCCTTGCTGACTTCGTGCTGGTGCCCTGCCGGCCGAGCGCAGTTGATGTCGAGGCTGTGCGCGACGTTGTTTCAATCTGCAACGACCATGGCAAGCCGTTTGCGTTCATTATCACGCAGATTTTGCCGCCCCCAGGCCGCATCGTGGAGGGCGCCCGAAAGTACCTTGAAGCGAGCGGCGATGTTATGTCGTCGCAAATGACCAGCCGAAAACCCTACGCGGCCGCCATGACGGTCGGGAAGACCGGCCCCGAAATCAGGGGCGGGGAGGCTGCCGCCGAGGAAATAAAGGCCATTTGGGCAGAGGTCAGCGAGAGGATGCGGAAGGCGTCATGAGCGACGACGACATGACGGAAATGATCGAGACCCTGCTTAGGCAGCAGTCTGCTGTCATCACTACGGCGAAGGCTCGGGGAGCGCGCGAAATGCAGGGTGTGCACCACCTGGATAGGCGCGGCATGCGCACGCCTCCCGAACACATCCGAAACGTTCAATTCAACGTCAAGGTTTCGCAGCGATGGAAATCCAGAGTTGAGCGGTATGCTGCGGCTAAGGGCATGAGCTCGACTGAGGTTATAGTGCGGGCGTTTGATGCCTATGCGGCGGCGAACAAAGAATGACCTACCGCGGAACCGTGCTCGGCTTCCTCTTTCTGTTGTTGGCCCTGGTGCTCGCCGGCTGCGAAGTGCTCGGGGTTTACGAGTACGTCCGCGAACAGAACGCCAGCGCCTATATACTGGTAGCAAGCTGCACCATTGCGCTAGTCACCCCTGGGCTTCCAGCGCTCGGGGACTGGTTCTGGCGCGGCAGGCAAGGCTTGTACTGCTTGGGCGCCTGGCTTGCGTTCGCTATCTGCCTGACAATCGTTCTGACTGCCGCCATCCAGCGCACAGGCGCGGCCACAGACGGCGCAACGCAGGCGCGCGCCGCCGCCGAGCGGGCAACCAAGATTGCGGAGGCCGCCGAGAGGCAGGCTAAGGACGATTACACGGCCGCACAATCGGCCGCCCTAACGGAGTGCGTTGTTAGGGCCAAGCGCTGCATGGACGCGGAAGACAAGGCCGCGACCGCGCGCGCGACGCTTGCGCGAGCTCGGGCAGACCTCGTGTCGGCTCCGGCCGGCGTCCAGGCGGACCCCTTGGCCGCGCGGCTCGCGGGGTTGCTGCGCATGTCCGAGGATCAATTCAGGTTGATGCAACCATTGATGGTGCCGCTGGCCCTGTCGCTCCTGTCGGTGCTGTTCTTTGCGGGATGGGCTCGGTTGGATTTCACGCCAGCACCAGGAAAGCCCCAGGAGGCCCCGAAGGCGCCGATCGTTACTCCGGCAGCCAAGCCCCAGCTGGCCCTTGTTCGGCCACCAGCGGCCAAAAATGGGGCCGTGGCGGCGTATTTAGTGAACCGGACCGAGCCAGCGCCCGGAGATGAAGTGGAGATAGAGCGAACCATGTATGCCGACTATGCGGCGTGGTGTGCTCAGGTTGGTGCTGCCCCACACAAGCCCGGCCCGTTCGCTCAGGAGCTTGGCGGCGTCGCAAAGGCTGCCGGACTGAAGATTGCCATCCGGGGTCAGCAAGCGTTTTGTCTGGATCGCCGGCTAGTCGCTTAGAGCGGCACAGTCGCAGCCAGCACCACCAGAATCAAAAGGAGCCCGCCCAGGGCTCCGGCAACGGCATACATGGCGTGTTCCTTAAAGGAGATACGCCACACACAAGTTACAAGGCCATCTGAGAGAAGCCCGGCGCTTACATGCTGCCAGGGAGGCCACGAAAGGGTGAGGCGAGATCGCCACAGCGTTCCTGTGTTCTGAAATCGTACCAGCCCACATCAGCAGATCGTCAGATTCAACCGTTACCTGGTTGGCAAGTGTTGCGGTGCAGCGTATTTGTCTGGAACAAGCTTGGCCTTGGCTAGTTGAGTCGTCTGGATTTAAGCGGCCTACCAGTCTCATCCAGACCGAAAACGCAGGGCAGAACGTTCTCCCCCTGGCTTCGCAAGCGCAGCCAGAAAGCAAGATGATAGCCGGGCGGTATGTGCTCCTCGCGCTGCCAGTTGGATACAGCCTGCATGGATACGCCAACTTCCTTGGCTACGGAGGCGGTGCCCCCTAAAGCTTTAATCGCAGCCTTGACGGTCGTGTGCGTCTTGGGTCGCTTCATGAGCATGGTATATCGTACATGAAAGCTGTACACCAGTCAAACAGCAATGCTGAATATGCACAGTCCAGGGGATCACCTATGCAAGAGCGTATGGTTGATCCGCTGCATGAGCCGCCCGCCATAGGGGAGCGGCTGCGTTTGGTTTTCTTGGCGTGGCGATCCACCGCAAGTGGAAAGCGCACCCAAAAGGAGTTTTTCGCGCGAGCCGGCATTGCCCCCAACACTGGTTCTAATTGGATCACTGGCCGTGAGCAGCCCCGCGTGTCGGAGGCTATCAGATTGTGTGAGGTATACAACCTCACGTTGGATTATATTTACAGAGGCGACCCCAGCGGCCTCCGCTACGAAATGCGGGACAAAATCGCCCTGATGCGCAAATCCTAGGGTTTTCCCTAGGTCCTATATCTGAGTCCACCGCCACTGATTCGCTCTAGCGGCCCATTTCCTGGGGCGGCCAGCGTTAACCCTGTGTGGCTCTTTTGCATTCCGGTGAGATGATAATTCAGCGGTGCTGTTTTCTTATTGCAATGTACAGCATTGCTGTATATGATTTGCCCAGATAACAGGGGCGCGTCTTCAAACCCCATGGAGACGAAAATGCAAGCCGAACCGAACACAGAGATCAACCCGGAGCTGCTTCGCCAGCTTCGTTTCGAGATGACCAACGCCGACTGGTGCGAGGGCTTTAAGGCATTCGATGCCGGCGAGCACTTCACAATGCACAAGGGCAGGGATTGGGCGATGGGGTGGCTTAGCTGCCGCCTCGTGGGGGCCAAGCTATTGAGCCGGTACATTCAATAACCGGCAATCTTCTGAGGGCAGACAACATGAAAAGCCTTGAAACCCTGCGCGCCGAAAGCGCAATGGCCAGGATGGACGCGGACAGCGTGAGGCGTGCCGCCGAGCGCGCCGAGCGCTACAGCAGAGACCCAGACGCCTACTTGCGGCGCCGCGCCGCCATCGGGTGGAAGAACGATGCGCCGCGTGACGCGACGCCTCCCGAGGAATTGGAGCCGGGAACCCTCCCTGGCTACAAGCTCCACCTGTCTATCGACGCAATCACCGACGCAATCCTAGAGCTCCGGGCAGAAAAGAAGCGCGCGGCTCGCCATAACGAGGACGAGCGCACTGCGATCAAATCGGCCTTCAATCACACGTTCGCTGACGTAGGGCTTCGGCTGGTGAATATCCCCGGCTGGAACCGCTGGGAACGAACCATCATAAACACGAGGCTTGCATGAGCTATCCCCGCCAGCATGCCACGGTATGGGCGATCTATCGAAAGCAGGATTGGGGATCGGGCCGCAAGACGTGGCGCCGCGTCTCTGGAACTTATGGCCGAGAGGAAGACGCGCGGAGCTTCAAGAATAGCAGCGCACGCCTGCGCTCAAACCGCGAGCTGGCCATAAGAAAGTTGCGGATCATGGCTTGGTTTGAAAACAGATGCGAGGAAGCAACGTCATGACCCCCAGGGAACTCCTAGCCGCTCTCGCCGCACCATTCCCGCCCGACGCCATCTCTTGGCGTCTCGGGACCATGAAGGCCGACAAGACCAAGGGTATGGCCCTTGCCTATATCGACGCCCGCGATGTGATGCGCCGGCTGGATGAGGTCATGGGCGCCGACTGGCAGTGCGAATACGTCCCAATGCCGAACGACACTTGCTGCTGTCGCATCGGTCTAAAGATAGACGGGGAATGGCGCTGGCGCTCGAATGGCGCGATCAACCTGTCGGACAGTCAGAAGCCCGAGGCCAAGGAGATGGCCGAGAAAGGCAGCTATTCGGACGCATTCAAGCGTGCGGCCGTGCTCTGGGGCGTAGGGACATACCTCTACGATCTCGGTGCAACATGGGTCACGGTAGAGCCGCGCGGCCAAAGCTATGTCATCCCGGCCGGGGAACTCTCTCGCCTCGCCGGCATCCTGCGCCGTGGGAGCCCGGTCACTGCCCTGACCCCTCCCACGGCGCCAGCGAGGGAAACCATGGTTGAGGCTGTTGACCCTGTTGCAGCCGTAGACCCTCGGCTGAAGCCCGCGCCCGCGCGCACGCCAATGACCACGGCCCGAGACAGCGACGCCGTCAGAAGGCTCATCTTGGCCGCGCTCGCTATGTGTGCCAACCGCGAGCAAGCGTTGGAGTTTAGTCGAGCCAATGGCCAGCAGTCGGCCAATTGGTCGCTCATGCTCCCCGTAGACCAGCGCCTTGTGCTCAAGGCGGTGAAGGACAAGTTCGCGGAAATCACGTTTGAGGAACAGGCCCGCGCCAAGGCTAGCGCGGTGAATGCAGGCGAGGCAGCATGAGCACCAGCGAGCGCGCAACCGCCAATATCCGGCCGCTACCGGAGCGAGACCAGCCCATCAGCGAGCAATACAGGATCATCGCTAAGGAGTGGGTGCAACTTGACGGCGCGGCCCGCATGCTGGAGGCGAGCAAGGATGCCGTTCTGTCACAGACAATTATGAGGTACGGCACAAATGCCGCATCCATGGCTGCAGCCGAGCGACTGGCTAAGTCGTCGGACGAGTGGGTGGACTACGTCAAAAAGATGGTGGAGGCACGCACGGCCGCAAACCTCAAGAAAGTCCACCTGGAATTTATCAGGATGCGGCACAGCGAATGGATCGCTGGAGATGCCAACGCACGAGCGGAGCGTCGGCTATGAAGCGCCCCCATATCAACCTCACAACTAAGCTCGCAGCGGCCCTGCTCACCATCGTCCGCCCTGACGAGCACGGGGAGTTGCGCCGCGTCATCTCTCACGCCGACGCCCAGAACATGACGGCGGTTCAGATTATTTCGGTTTTCGTGTGGGACCATGATCCGATACGCCATGAGGCGGGCGGCCCCGCATTGCCTTGGAACCTGACGCCAAGGCCCATTATCGAGCACCGCCGCAAGTCCGCTAAGATCGATGCACCAGCGATTGCCAAGGGCAAGCGCCTGCGCACCGAGCAAGAGGCATTCCGGCGCAGGCTGCTGGAGAAGTCTGGCCAGATTCCCGTCGATGTGCGCGGATCGCGGGATGACGGACACGAACGAAAGCCGCCCAAGCGCGCGTGGCCCTCGCGACCGTTCCCAAAGAAACCAAAGAGAAACGCCCGATGATCGCCCTTGTCCCAATCTGGATTGCCGCCGCCGTCAGCTTAGCCAAGGGCATTTCGTGGCTGGTGCGCGCTGAGATTGCCAAACGCAGGGCAGCCGGCGAAGCGTTCCCCCCGAGGAATACTGTCGCCGTGCATCAGGGGAATGACATCCCATGGTGACCGTGAAATCCTGCCCGTAGGCGATATCGGATTTCCGATATCGCTTCTCAATTCAGCTTGTTGCGCACCCATCCATAGAAACGCGGCACCCAATCGGGTGCGATCTTGACACTGAAGACCTCGCGGCCGGCGACGTGCCCCCACGTGGCCGCCTGCTTCAGTCGACGCATCGCATCCTCGGCGTCTGGCGCCATCACGTGAAGTTCCCATTTGGCGCCGTCCAGATTGTACTCCACGGCCCACTTCTCGAATCTGCGCGTGTCCACTGCTTGCCTCCTCTGTTTAGTAGACCTCGACGGCAACCGGATGCTTCGCCTTGCGTCTAACAGTGATCGTAACTGTCGCCTCGCCGTCCGCGCTCTCCAGCGCGAATCTCACCGCAGCGCGCGCCGCGTCTATCGCTCGCGTCCCCGCGCGGTCGGAGTTGCAGTTAAGCGCCGCAGTGTTCTGGTGCGGCTTGCTCCACGCGACCACTATCTCAACCTGAGGCACCCGCTCCGGCATCGTCATCGCCTCCTCACTTAAAGCTTGTTGTCCCTAGGAACACGAGACCCACGCCGACAATAACCAGCACAACACCCAGCAACGCGACCTCCCAATTCGTGGCCATGCGCCGCTCCTCACGTTCCTGCCAGGGTTTGGGCAAATCGTTGCGCTTTCATCGCCGCTTCGAAGCCATCGTTGTAGCCGTCGGTGTAAGCCCGGCGTAGCGCCTTGAGCGCCTTCACGTCGCAGTTGTTGCCGAGCAAGCGAAACTTACCGGCGATGTCCTTGGCCCACTGCAGCCCGCCTTTCTCAGCCATCTGATAGCCTCCTCCGTTACGCAGCTACGGTTTTCGTAGCAACGTCCTTCACAAGCTCAACGTCGCTCGGGGTCGTCCAGAAGCGATGCGTCTTGCCATTGTCTGACGATGTCCAGAAGACGGCGTACTCTCTCGCCGGCTGGCCGACGTAGTCTTTGCCTATCTCGACGATCTTCGCGATGCCGCCCGCCGACCATGCCCAATCCTGATTGTTGAGATAGCGAACCGTCTGACCAACGCGCCAATGATCGGGAAGCGGGCGCTGATCGAACGCCTCGCGCCGCAGCTTGGCGGCTTCGGCCTCAAGCGCCGCAGCGCGATCTAGTTTCGCTTGGTCCACCACGGATTCTCCGATACCTTTTTGCGGACGCCCGCAAAGAGGCGCTCCTCTCGTTACTGTGTCGTCGCCGTGAACTTGCGCACCATCGCGCGATAGCGATGCGCGTGTTTTGCAAGCGCCTGAGACAAGCCCGAGCGATGGCCGGGCAGTCCCAGCCAGCCGGCCGTGCTGGCGTGAGCAGCGCGGATCATTTCCTCGGTCGGCTCTGACGGCAGCACCGCATAACCCTCAAAGGTCAGTTGCAACAACGCGTCCCTGCCGATGATCTGTTCAGGTGTCCGCACGCCCGCCCCTCCTCGCTTACCGCTCGATTTCCACAAATCTCAGAACGCCGGGCTCGTAGTAAGTCACTCGCGTGCCCGCGCACCTATCACACCTCGACTTCACCCGCGCTCGGCCGTCCGGCATCTTCCGCATGCCTTGAACGATGAAGTCGTGCTCGCACTTCGCGTAGTCCAGCGCAGCTTGCAGTCCTTCGACGATTTTGCTCATGCCAGCGCTCCTCAGTTTCGGTTGGCGATGGCGGAGGTGGTCGTGCCCGCGTCTATCGTGGGCGCCTCAAACTCGCCGTTGATCCCCATGGCCTGCTTGCGGCCATTGATGAACACGCAGTAATCGTCGCCAGCAAAGAACGCGCCGTACCAATCCATGACGTGTCGCACCGCTGCAGCGTCAATGCGCATCTGAACAATGTCCGCGCTATCTGGATCGTCCGACGCATCTCTGTTTTCAAACCTCAGCGTGACCTGCATGGCGTGCGCTCCTCGGTTATTTGTGGATTGCACCAATCAAGATTACCAGCGCCGCCATGAACAGCATGCCTCCCACAAATCCGAGCGCGCCCGGATCACTCGCTGCAAGCCATTCTCGGATGTCCATGGCCGGTTCTCTCACGCTCTCTTGCGCTTCGCCTTTGGCGGCGGCGCTATCTTGCCGCTGCGCGGGTCAATCGTGAACGATGTCCCCGCTTTGATTTCCCGCACCCGTAGCTCTCTACCCGATGGGTGCTTGATCGTTACGGTCTTGAGGCCGCCCGCTTTGATTGTCGGCATTCGCCGCTCCTACCTTGTTGATTGCCAGAAACGCTCAGCACTCTGCATTCCCGCCTCTATGTTCTTGCGCCCGACCGGATTGGCCGAGTGGACGCGCCACACGAACGGATCACCGCGACCATGAAATGCGCGGGCCTCGATCTCGCGGACCACCGGCATAACCGTATCGTCGCCTCCAAGGTCATGGTCGAAACTGACCTCATAAATGTCGCTTGCGAAGTGCTTGAAGCAGAGCAGCGCGTCCGCCGACGACTTCGCCCAACGCCAAGTGACATCTGGCGGCTCGCGAAGGTCGTCGATCCACAGCTTCACCTAGCGGCTCCTCCGTTGAACCCCGGGCATAAGGCCCGGGATGCTCCTCCGCTACCTAGTCGGTTTCCATGTCCTGGATACACTGTGGACGTCTCAAATGGCGAAGGCGCGCCAGCAGTGGGTCGTCACTCGGGTCGCTCTGTGGGCGTGCGTTGAGCAGATCGAAGTAGGCATGCGCCATGTCCTCCAAGAGGTTCATGGAGTTGAGGCATGCGGTCTTCAATTCTGCGACCTCCGCGTCAGTCATCTGCCTGCCTCCTAGCGTTTACGCGCCTTCGCGCGCTTGATGTAGTTGATGACGCTGGCGCGGGTCATGCCGAACTTGCGCGCCAGAGCCGATTTGTTTGCGCCCTTCTTGGTGGCGAGCTTCACAAGCCTCGCTGCCCGCGAGGCGTTCAGCATTGGCTTCGGGCCATAGGCGTATCCGCGTTCCTGGAGCGCCCTGATGCCAGCCGACGTGCGTTCGGAGGTCTGTTCCGCCACGAACTGCGCCACCGCGCCGAACACGCTCAGCAATAGCCGGCCGGTCGGCGTTGACCAGTCGATGCCCTCTGTAATTGACCGGAAACCCGCGCCCGAGGCGTGTACGCGGTCCAAGATCAGGAACAGTTCGCGCAGGTTGCGAGTGAGCCGGTCGAGCTTGTAGACGACCAGCGTATCGCCGGGGCGTAGGTCCATCAGCGCAAGCTCTAGCTGCTTGCGCGTGCGGCGCTTCGATGCGCTCGCGTGTTCCTTGTAGATATTCCAACACCCTTCACGCTCCAGTGCGTCGATCTGTGATCGCAAGTTCTGATCTGCGGTGCTCACGCGGGCGTAGCCGATGATCTTGCCCGTAGGCGCCGCTTGCTTCTGCACACCGATCCGACCTTATCCACCGTTACACCGCATCCTCCCACAAATCGCTTGACGTGTCAAATAGGCGTATGCTACTTATGTATGCTACTTATACACCATTGGAGACGGAGGACGGACATGAGGATCACGGTAAGCTTCGATGGGGAAGAGTGGTCAGTCTGGGAGGCAAACAGCATCACCCGCCTCGGAACCAGGAAGACCAGGAAAGCCGCCGAGAGACTGGCAGACAAGATCAGGAAGGAAGCGGGGCTCTAAGCCCCGCCTACCTGTAACCGGAGCCCGCTATGACCCGCGAGACGCCAGAACTACCCGATGATGGTGCGGCTGCGGTGCGCGCGGCGCGTGATCGAGTGACGGACATCGTTCAGCGCGCGGTGCTGGCCGAGCGCGAAGCGTGCGCCAAGCTGGCTGATCGGCACGCGGAAGATGCCGAGCACTTAACCCAGGCGGAGAACACTGCGATCCTCATCGCGGCAGACATCCGCATGAGACGATAAGGAAGCCCCAGAGGCTTGAGCAATGAGACACATGGACATCGGCAAGGCTTGGGCGACGTGGGCGATCATCCTCGCCGTCGCCTGCCTCATGGTCGGCCTCGTGCTCGGGAAGCTGTTGTGATGTGCATGCTGTGCAACGAGCCCGCTAACGATCCGTGCGGGGACTATGTAGAAGCCGCGCGCTGCCAAATCTGGCGCCGCGCGAAACGGTAAGATAGGCCCCATGACAAGCCCCATCATCGTCCAGGCGCTAGCGGCAACAGAGTTGCGCAATCATCCGTTGAGGACGCAGGACGATTGCTGCGCGCTCGCGGCGCGCGTTGCGATGATGCTGGAAATGAAGCCGTGGACGGATGAGCTGATTTTCGAGACAGCGGCGAGCATGGCCGCTGGCGTTTTTGGGCCGGCCTATGAAGCTGCCAATTATGGTCAGCGTACAGCATGGATCGATATGTGCGAGCGCGCGATCCGCAGCGAACTAAAACGGTAAGGAAGGCCGCTAATGGGCAAGCCACTCCAGATCAGCGACGAGCAAATCGCATTCCTTGCGCGCTTCGCTCCGCGAGGCTGGATGGCATATCCGCGCGATGACACAGACGAGCAGGTCGCGGTCGATTTGGCGCTGCGGAAGCGCTGGCTACCCGGCGCAGCATCCATGACGCCCCGGACGGCTGGATTGTCCGCCTCATGACGGAGGCGGCGAGTGAGATCGAGCGGCTGGACCGTATGGTCGCGCACGCCTCCGCGGTTGGAGTGACATTCCCACCCGATACGCTGCCCAAATCTCCGGGTGCAGCTGTCATGGTGGAATGCCCCGTCTGCAATACGGTGTGGGAGGCTGACAATCACGACAGATGCCCTACGTGCGCACTCCCGCCGCAAGGCCTCAACTGAGGTCTCTTTGTTTCTGCAACTCCACAGCGTTCAAGTCGTTCGCATAATAGATCTTATGGAATATATTCATCTTCCCGCCACAATCGACAGGGGTTTACGGCTGTTTCTGGGAGAAGCAACCTTATCCCATATTCGGAGCGATTTGTCAAATATGAGGCGCCACGATGACCACCGCGGCACCCGCCAGCACACACACGATGAACCATCCAAACAGGATTGCCCGGTTCAATGAATTAGGGCGCGCAGGAGGGCTGCCGCTTTCTCCGGCGAGATCAAACCAACTATGGACGTGATTGCTACCGTAGCCATGGCGGCGATCTGCATCCACGGCAGCCTCTTGCCATGGTCCTTGGTGCCGTTGCCGTTTCGCCGTAGGTGCATCATGACGAGCCCCCAACGGTCGTCCGACCTTGCTTGCAGGTTCTCTAGTCCAGATTCCAGCTTCCCAACCCGGTAAGCCATCTCTACCAGTTGCACGTGCATGGGTCATAGCGCGTCGCGCCCCTCTATTTAGCCGTCGCCGCCGGGCTTGCTGGTCTGCTAGCCCACCCCAACACGGTGGCAGCCCCTAGAAACGCCGTAGAGGCTGCGCCAAGCGCCGCCACGGTTCCACCCTGTAGAGATATGCTGCCAGGACCGCGCACGCGCTCCCAGAGGCCACCAAGAGCCAAACAACGATGGCGGGGCTGGTCATGACAGCGGAACCTGTTTTTGCTCGCATTTATCCGAATACACGGTGGGCTTTCCTGATTTCTGAGTTGCATACACCGAGTTATGGGCGATTATCTGCTTTCGCGCCTCACCCTTGGCCTCATCGCATTTCCATACGATGGGCTTCCACGGACGCAAGTCCGAGACCGGAACCGGCTTATCGGTCGCGCACCCGCCAAGGATCGTCGCGACCAGGCTTGCCAGCAGCAACGGCCTCACGGACTGTTTCGGCTTGTTTCGCATTTGCGTCGGCCTTCTGTGTGATCTTCGCCTCAAACTTTGACGCACCTACGGACCGCTCGTGATATTTCCAAGCCTCATACCCCACGCCCGCCGCGAGTAGCGCGACCGCGTAGAGAACCCATCGGGAGCCCGTCAGGGCCGCCAGGGCACCTAGGAACGTCATTGGGTTGCGCCCTCCCTGCACCGCTGGGCGTACTGCGCCAGCTCAAAGATAATGACGGCCGCAACCGCAATGCCGCCGATTTCAAGCATATGATCCTGCAGGAACGCCATGGCCCCGGCGCAGCTCGCCGTTATGGTTTTGATGTTCATGCGGTTGGCCCAATAGAGCCAGCTATCCATTTTCAGACGGTCGTGGATTTCAAAGTGCGCTTCGGTGCTCAATGCCTCGGCTTCGATTGCCTTGGGTGCAACTACGGCCTCCTCCGTCTCAGGCGATCCGCCGAGGATCGCCGGGTCCAGGTCCGCCATGATCTTTAGGACCGCCATGCACCCGTCTTGCCGGTCAACCGCTGTCGAGCTGTATTTTCCGTCCGACACGAATTTGCCAGCTTGATAGTGGTTCGTGTCGGCCCATAGATAGGGCGAGAGACCACGATTGGGGTGGCGATAGCCAAATCCGTTGAACCGCTCCAGCTCGTAGCAGACACGTTCAATGGGCCACTCGCGGACATTCTGCAGCCCCTTGATCCGCAGCGCGTCAATGGCGCTTTCGTCCCATCCAAACGGGGGCGAGCCTTTGGCGGGCCGTCCGGCCGGGACGTGGTAGGTGCGCGCGCTCAGGCTGTCCCCGTTGTGCAGATGGGTGCCGAAATTGCAGTAACTCTCCCTCATGTGCGCCAGGCCGATGAAGTACCAGGGCACACCAAGCGCACCGCCGACCGCCTCGTAATGAGCGCGGCCGGCTAGCACCTTGGTGGCGGCCCGCCGCGCCTGGCCATCGCGGTCCGGTCGGATTTCGACGGACGCCCAGAGCCGGGCGTATTCGTCGCGAAGATCGTCAAGCGTCGGCATGGCCCCTCAATGCGTTACGGCATCGGCGACGCCGTTAGGCTTGCTCTGCTCCATTGGAGCGTTCGGCGCCTTGGCCTCGATAACCCCAGAGCAGAACCTTGCCAGGTCGCGCGTTGCTGTCCCGAACGGAAACGATCTTATCAGCTCCACCAGGACGGCCGCGTCGGCATCTTCCAAGAGGAGGCCGTACGGGTCCGCGCTTGCGTCCAGCGCGTCCCACACGCGGCGCCTCTTTAGCATCTGATCGAACGAACATCCGCGCTCGCCTGGATGGCGCAGCACAGCCTCGATGATGTCGCGACCTGTGTTCCCATCTACGTCGGGGAGTGATATATATTTCACGTTCGGTTCTCCATTTGGGTTGGACTTACACGGGGATGCACACCGCTATGAGCGACAGACAATCGGAAATTCAGCGCATTCGGGCTGTGAACGCGAGGGCCGCCCAAGAGAGGGCCGAACTCTCTGCGCGGATTAGCGAGCTGCTGCGGTTCCTCGCGGCAGGGGCCGCTGCTGCTGCTCTGGCTTTTCTTGTGCGGCGCCTCTTGGTTGACCTCGGTGTTTCGTTCAGCGTTGCCGTCCCCGCGTCCTACCTTGCGTGCATACCTGTCGGGTACTGGCTCAATCGTCTGTTTGTGTTCCATTCGGAGCAGCAGGGCCCGCTTGTTTTTGCTAAGTTTTGTATTTCGCTGCTGGCTGGCCTCGCAACCGTATCGATTGTAAGCATGACGTTCGCCGCCGTGCTCAACGGGGACGTAGCGCACGGCCTCGGTATCTGCGCATCGGCAGCCGTCAACTACGTGCTGACTAGGGCCATATTCGCGAATAGAGAATGAGCGTTCCATCTTCTCTCCTAGAAAGCTGGAAGATATCGTATCGTGCCGTTGTCATTCACCGGAAGCCACTTCGTTGGATTTCCAGTGGAGCCACTGGAGCCCGGTGCATTCGCAAACGTGACGCCTGAGCCCGTTCCGGCCCCGTTGGTCAGGTCGGCCGTTGAAGTCATGAGCGTCCCCGTATTGGTCACAAATCCCGCGGATGTAATCCGCGCATAGGTCACGCCGCCGCCCGTATTCCTGAAAGCGTGGGTGGTGTGAGAATAGTAGTTCGTGGAGTCCGTGCCCGATATTCCCGCCTCAAAGACAGTGTTGGCGCCGCCAGCATCATAGAAGCCAAAATATCCTGAACTGCTTTTGATGGCCGCTACACCGCCAATAGTAAAGCCGTGAGTAGCGTCGGGGACACCTACGGCCACATCCAGCGATGCCGCGAACACTTTTTTGGCTACGCCGATGCCTCCGGTGACGATCAGCGCCCCCGTGCCCGTGGTTGTGCTGGCCGTCGCGTTCGCGACGGTAATCACGCCAGTTGACGAAATGGTGGGTGGCGTGGTGGCCGGCGTCAGAGGAACGACGCCAGCGCCGCCGCCCACCACAATCGCATTGGCGGCCAGCGCAGCAGAGGATGCCAGGGCGCCGGCCGCGGTGTAGGCTAGGATGCCGCCGCTGGTGCCCGAAGCTAACCCGGTGCCGCCGCGCGCCACGGATAGCTGGCCGGTCCACCCGAGCGTGAACGACGTAGAGTTGATAACGGCGCCTGCCGGCGTCCCTCCCAAAGCCAACGTGACGTTTGTATCGTCGGTCTTGCTGATGTTGCCAAGCGATGACACTCCAGTACCACCGTTGCCCGCGCCGAGCGTGCCGGTGACGGCGTTGCCAGACGACAGCAGCAATTGCCCGAAGGCCAGCGCGTTGCCGGCCGAGTTGACGCGAAGGACCTGATCGCTGGTGCCCTGAATATCGGCCACGTTGGCGGTAGCGTTGCCGGTGACGCCGATGACGGAGCGCGCCACGCCCTGACGCAGCATAGCATCCGTGATCTTGTTGTTGCCGACAGCGGTGACGCCGGAAGCGTTGATAGTAATATCGCCGCTTAGGGATTTCCAAAGAGGCGTGGCGGAAGTCTGACCGACAACGATCTGCCCATCAGTGCCCGCTGCTGCCGGGGTAACAAGATTGCCGTTAACTCGGTAGGCGCCAGCCGCATTGATAACCCCATCCACGGCGCTGCCCGTGGGTGTCCCAATTACAACCCCCGCATCGCTGGCGGAAAACCTAGCCGTACCGCCAACCGTAATTGCCCAAGCATTCGACGAGGTAACCGAAAACCCTGTAACCGCGTAGATGCCAATGCCAACAACGAGGCTGGTGCTAAAGTATCCGGTTGTGAACCGCGCGCCTGTGTCTCCCAGCTTGAACACATTATCAAGGCCAGAACAGATGCGGTCTTGATCGGCATCGACGGTGAGGAGAACCCTATCCGCCACACCATTGCGGTATCCCTTCAAATCGAAAAGCGAATCCTCTGCCCCCGCTGTGGCAGTAACCAGTCCGGCGTTAAGGATGCACGCGCTTAGAAGGCCGCCCGTCGTGTTGTACCCTTGCCAGTAAATTGATCCGCCTGGGCCGCCGCTTGGCGTGTCGTCGCGGTTACGCAGAATGAGAATAGGATACTGCTGTCCACCCACAGTGGATGCAGCAATGACAAAGGTGTCGGTGACCGCCTTGAATAGGCACGTGCCGACCTCGCCAACAGCGTCGTCGGTGCCGATCGTGACGCGGCCGGTGTCGTCGACATAAAGCCCGCCGATGCCGCTATTCTGATTGCCGAGCCAGAGCTTCTTGCCAGCTCCGCTAGCGACAAGCATAACGTCGCCGGCCACTGAACCATTTAGAACAGCATTTGTTGCGCCGGCCACCGCGAGAACGCCATCAGCGAACGTTCGTCCTATGGAGAGGGAGGCACTGGTGCCTGCCGCTCCACTCAAGAGCGCCAGCGATACGGCATGAATGCCGTTGCTATCGTCGATAGACACGCCGGAGGATTGCAACGCGCCAGCGATGCCATCGAAGCGAGGAACCGTATTATCGACGGAGCTAGTTGGCAAAAGCGCGCGCACGGCCTGTATGGCATCCCAGACATTGCTATAGGGCAGCCCGCTTGACGGCTGGTGCGTTACGTCGTGCGCCTGCTTCTGCGCGCCGATCCTAGTGTCAATCGCGCTCATTACAAAAGCTCCTCAACATGGAGAGTCGCCGCCGCGACCCCGCCAAATAGACGGCCACTGGTGGTTCCGTTCATGCGCATTGCCGCGCCGAACGCACCCGATACGTTGACGCTCCATGTCACCGAGGAAACCGACCCCGGCGCGTATTCGTAGACAAGGACACCCTCGCTGCCGTTTGATCCAGACGGGCATACCCAGGCGCCAGCGCGAACCGCGTCCGGGCCAGCCCCAGCGAACATTGCCGCCACCCAATTGCTATTGGAGACAAACCCCATTCCCCTGAACGTGGCGCGCACCCGGCTATCGGTGCGGCGGGGGGCGTGCGCAACGCTGAGGATTTGCGTGCCCTCCGTGATCTGCGGTATTGTGTTGTCAATGGGAATAGCCGGCGTGGTGATGTCTGACGAGTTGGTCGCGTATTCCGCATAAGCATGATTTGGCGCTGCCTGCCGAACGCGAAGCGGTGACATATATTTCGCATTGTCGCTGCCTGCCGTCGCGTCTGCTTGTGTCGCGAGGCTAAGCATTGCGGCCACAATCTCTGCCAGAGTATCGTATGCAGCGGAAACGCCGCCCAGAACCACGTCAATGGCGGCTTTCAGCCCGGCAGGCGTCACGGCGCGCGCCGTGTCTGTGCCGGTCGTGGCCTCCGCAGTTGTGGCCAGCTCCACCTTGCCCGCGACAGTTTCCGACGCGGCAGATATTAGCGTAGTCGGGTCATTGACGCCGTTCACGATCCACACGTTGGCGTAATATGTAAACTTCTGAACAGAGCCCAGGAGAAGGGCGGCGGTTGGTATGCCCGTTCCCAAGGCAGACTGAATGGCTTTTGCCCCGGTGCTGTCTACATTAAGCGTCGGGGTTGCGCCGTTTGTGGCGTGCATCCGGCAGGTAATAGAAATCCCGTCAACAAGAGAAAGAACCTCGTTTGTGGTGACGGTATAGGCCGTCGCGCCGCCGCCCGTCACAAGGCTGCCCTGCCAGTCTAGACACCACTTTTTCACAGCGACCATAAAGGCGCGAATGGAGTCGTTGAGCGTGCCCGGTCCCTGTCCCTCGCTCGCCACGATGGTGCTATCAGCCGTCCCGTTGGATGCCGCTGTCGTTGAGAATGCGTTCTGTACGCCCGTTGCCATCTCATGCCCTCCCAAGAACGGAACGGAGCTTGCTTAGATTGACGCGATGACGCTGCGCGGTCGGCAATGCGGGCGCCCTCTGCGCTTGTGCGTCCGCCGCTTCTTGATCGTATTCCTCGCGCGTCATTTTCTTGTCATCGCTCTGCCCAGAGAGCGAACCGAAGCTCACGCCGGCGTCGTCCTTGGGTTGCATCTGCGCCTGCTGTTGGGGCGCTAGCCCGACATTTCGGGCGATGGCCGCCAGAATATCCTCTGGAAGGCCGGCAAATCCTGCGCTGGGTTGCGTTTCTGGTGTTGCCTGGGGGGTAGGCAGGGGTCCGGGCTGCTGGCCTTGTACGGGGCTCGGCTGTGTTGCAGGTGCTCCACCTACCTCAAAGTGCATTGGGTCGGGATTGCGCCAGTCGCCACCCCACGTCATGCCGTGCTTGGCCGCCAGTTCCCGCGCGAGGTCGGGCGGGAGGCTGCCGGCCGCGTCGCGCGGGTTGTCGGACCAGTTCACGTCAACCGCGTTGCCGAACGCATGTCGTGATGGCGTGCTCGTGCCGGCGATGTTGCGGGGGTTGTATCCGCCTGACTGATCCCCCTTAATCGGGTATCCGCGTTCCTCCAGGTCATTCAGAAGCGCCTGGAAACGCGGCGCGTGATCGCGCGCTACCGTGAATTTGGCGCCGCCGTTCGTGACAATTTGGGCGAGGTCAACCATTAGTCCGCCCTCTCGAATTGATCCCATGGGGATCGCTTGGGTATGGTCGTCACCCCCGGAGCGCTCAAGTCGGCCTCGATACTGTCAGCGGCGCCTCCTATGCGCTCACGCAAGGCGCGCGCCATTGAGATCAGTCGATCATCCGACGACGGAGCCAGCTCGGGGCGGGCGAAGCGGCCGGGGTTGCCGGCTGGCTCGTCACCTTGTCCACTCGGCGGAACCGGGACGCCGCCCGACAGGAGTTTGAGCTGGCGTGGGTCTTGAATTGGCCCCGCCGCCTCTGGTGTCGGTTTGGCCTCAAGAGGCGGCAGCTCGTATGTGCCGCGCGGGGCTTTGTCGGGGCTCACGAGCCCCCCGCTACGCCATTTCACCCAGCCGCGAAACGCTTCCGGGTCCGCATATGGCTCGCCAGCCTGGTTCACCAGGGCGCGGTCATCAATGCGCGAACGGCGCGGGCCGGACGCCATGTTTGGATCGGTGCCTAGGTCAACGCGGCTGCCCGGCTCGCTTCCGCGCAGGGGCCGGCCTATGTGGTCATCCTCGGGCACGCGAACCATGGGCGTATCGTCGCCGGGTGCGCCGAGCATGCCAGAACGGGGCGGATTGCCGGGCGGATGCCCCACGACATAAGAGCTATCCGCCTCGTGCTGCGCGGGCTTGACCCGGATGTTCTCCCAGCCGTTTTCCCGCATGATTTGGGCAACATCGTCAGCGGAGAGCTTGCCGGTGGAGCTGCTGCCGCGCCCACCCATGGCGCCCAGCTCGAAGTCACCGCCGCCTTGCATCTTTTGGCGGGCGCGCATTGCATCCCGTCGCGCAACCTCTGTGCCCTCATCAAGGATAGGGGCGAAGCGCTCGTTAAGGGCGTTCGCTATCTCTTGGTCCGTCTTGCCGGCCTGCGCGAGCGCCCGCACTAGCTTCTGCGCGTCCTGCCGCTGCAGAATCTTGCCGCCGGCAACGCCAAGCTCGGTACCGCCATCCGGCGCGGGCTTCGACGCCTCGGCTGCGCCCGTTCCCTCGTTCACGCCGCCCCATGTCTTGGCGCGGCTAACCATGGTTCCTATTGCCTGATCGCTGCCGGGGTATTCAGTCCCGGTATGGTCGCGGTAGAACTCGCGGAAATTCTCGACGATCTTTTGAGTCTTGACGCCTCGCGCAGTCTCGCCGGCAAATTGCTTGTCCAGCTCCACAAGTTTGCGCACGAGCGTCGGGGTCCAGGTAGCTTTGCCGCCCGCCGCCCCAAGTTCGGCTGCCATTGTCCCGCCCGCCGCCCGCGCGAACCCCGGCGAGAGCATGCCCGGCCCGAGCGCAAAGGCATCTGCCCCTATGTCAGCGTCTCCTCGAGATGACGGCAGGCTCGGGTCGTTCTCCCACCGCTTGATGCGTCCATAAATATCGGTTGCCGCATCTGCGATGGCGCCCGGTGCAGCCTGCACAGCCCGCGCAACATCCATCAGCTTCGCGGGGCTGAGCGCAAGCCGGCCTAAGCCCGCGCGCATGGGGTCCGGCTCGGCTTTCTCGAATTGGTCCCAGCGGTCGGCCATTATCGGACCCTCTCGACGCCGTGGGGGTCAACGAAGCGGGTGCCCTTGGGGAGCTTTAGGGCTTGCTCGAATGTCTGCGGCCTCTTAGGCGGTGCCCCGTTCTCCTGCTCTATGGCGACGGGCCGCCCGATGCTTGACAACTTTTCATCCGCGCGCCGCAGGGCGCTCAGGATGTTGGGATTGCTTGCGGCAAGCTTTATTCCCCTTCGCATGACGGATGGGTCGCGCGAGGCCAGGAGCTGGGCAACATGGTTCGCCACCCGCGTATCAATCGCAGCTCCAGCCTTATTCGCACCGTACTTGGTGATGACGGCGGCGATCCACCCGGCCGGGTTCGTGAGGCTGAAACCTCCGACCAATGACCCTACGCCGCCCGCGAGCCCCAGCTCCATGAGCTGTCGGGCCGTCGTGGAGTTTCCGCTTACGGCGCCCCGCGCTAGGTCCATCAGCCTTTCATGGTGCAGGAAAGTTTCAACCTGCTGCGCGCGCATAGGTCCTAGCGCTACCTCCATCCGCTCGCGAGCCGCTGGCGAGCCCGCGATGGTGCTAGCGAGGTTTCTGCGGTCTCCAACTTCGTTGGCGTGCTCAATGAGGCGTTCTGTGTACCCTTGCCGGAATAGCTGGCGCTCTTGCTTCGTCATTTGCGCGATAGCCTTCTCGGCCTCCTGCGCCCCCACGCGAGACGTGACGTAATTGGCCCCCGCCTCCAGGGCATCATTCGCGCGGAAAATACCGTGAGCCACGCCGCGCGCCTGCGCGTAGCTCGGCACGGCCTCGTCAAGAGCCGAGACAAGGCGATCAGTTATGCCCGCTACGTCTCCCGCTTCGGCGTTTCGGCCGGCCCTACTGAGTGCGCCGTGGCTATCGTTCAGGTTGCGTTTAACGATGTCCCAGAACTCCAGGGTAGGCCCCTCGGTCCCGTACGGGTCCGTGACAGTGCGGCCCGCCGTCCTGCGGTTTGCGAATGTTTTGGTTGCGTCGCGAACAGCCTCCTGCACCGCAGGGGACTGCGTAAGCTCATCTAGCGCGGGACTATTGATGCCGTTTGCGCCCGCGCGAAACGCGGCATCGTAGAACGGTTTACGCGCCGTGCGCGCCATCTCCTCAAGAGCCGCGCGAGACTCCCCCGCCGTAGGGCCGCCAGACACATCGCGTAGAAATTCTTCAAGCCTGGGCGCCTGCGCCTCGAAGCGCGGCTGAATTACGCTTTGCAGCGTGTCCCTTGCCTCTGGAGACGTATTGGCCGCCGAGCGCGCAAGGGCTCGGCCCCTTTCTCCCATGATATCCATTAGGCGGGTCTCGCCGCCGAAAGATGCGTCGCCGCCTGGTGCCGCCATCCTTTCTTGCAGCTGGCTTGCGGCCATGTGTTGCAGGTTCTCAGGGGGAATATTGGCTCCCTCGCCGGCCATGGTTGACCTGTATGATTCCGCCACGCGGCGGGCAGCCTCACCCTCTGGGTTCACCGCGCCGCGAACGGCGTTCCTGACGGGAGCCGCGACGGCCTTGCCAGCGTTCAGCGCTGTTTCCAGCGCAACGGGGCGCGGCAGCGCTGGTGCGCCGGGGCCAACCGATCCGAGAGCAAGAACGTCTTGCGGCGATACATTCTGAGGCCCGGCCTTGGCGCGCTCCGAGGCCCGGAACACATCGTTGATCATATTGAGAACGCTCGGGCTGCCTGATGCGGCAGCCTCGGGGTTTGGTGGCGCGGGCGCTTTGTTTTGCGGGAGCTGCCAGTCGCGCGGATCATCCGACAGAAATGCGCCCTTGAGATTGGTTGGCGCGGCGGGCTCCTGCGCAGGCGACTGGCGGGCGCCGCCGAGCGCCGCCGTTGCAGCCTCCACCGTCGGCGCCTCGATCTCGTATGTCTTGCCGTTTGCTTCGATCTCAAACGTAGCCATCAGGGTCTCTCCCTGATGCGGACGCCGCCGCCAAGATCGGTCCACCCGTCATTCGCGCCGCCACGCCCCTGCGGCGTCATGCGAGTGTCGGCCTCTCCATATGCGCGACGATAAGCGGCAACGGCGCGCTGCTTGGCGCCTTCGGCCTCGTCGATGTATTTCTGCAGCCTGTCCTTAGCATCCTCAACAGACTGCGCACCATCAAGCGCTGCGGCGGAATTTTCGAGCCTCTGGCCTTCTTGATTGGAAACGTTGCCGAGCGCGCCGCCCGTCTTGCTTGCGTCACGCATGGCCTGCAAAGCCTGGAACCCGGCCCGTGCGCGGAATTGCTTTAGCGCGGCCTCCGCAGAAGCGCCCCCTTGTCCGGGGACGTTAGGCAGCTTGCCCATAATCCCGAAATTGCTCCCGAGCCCGCCGTGCGCAATAAGCGCTCTCGCGTCCGCCTGGGCTTGGCTGATATTCGCGATTGTGGACTCAAGGGCCGTCTTGTCGGTACGCTGCGTCTGTTGGAATTTCTCATCGGCCGGGCCGCCCGGAATAGGAACGGTCCCCTGCGTCGGATCGCTCGGCTCTTTCCACTGGTAGCCAGGCGGCGGCTTAGGTGTGTTCTGAAATACCGGCTTGCCGTTCTTCACGAGGGCCGCACCAGGCGCAACAACCTTTTCCGGGTCAGCCCCGGTCGCAACCTCGATGGCCGGCGCGGTCGGAGATGCGCCCGGCATGAACCGCTTTTCATCTGCCTTCAAATTAAAGCCCTTGGGCGCGAAGATCGACAGCAGCGCAGCCTGTAGCGAGGCCGGGTTACGCGTGATCGCCTTTGCTTCCTCTGGCGAATTGGCAATCCCGCGCTCCATAAGTGTCTTGATCGTTAGGTTTTCCGTCTGGCGAGCCTTATCTTGCTCGCGCATCGTCTTTAGGCCGCCCTCGCCGCTTAGGCCGCTCAGGAACGCCATTACCTTGTCACCGATTGGCAAGCCTTCCTCGTTAGTCGGGAACGCCACCGATGGCGCAGGCTGCCTTGGTGCAGCGGCCGGCGCCGCTGTGGCGGGCGGGGCAGGCGGGGCGTAGGGAACGCCCGCACCTGTGATCTTTGGCGGGACGGCGCCGTCAGGGATAGGCGGCAACGAGCCGGCCGATGGAGCGAGGCTGCCGAACGAAGGGGCCGCCACAGACGATCCCAACACGTTCGCATCGCCAGCCGTGCCCGCCACGGCGCCGCCGCCCTGTTGCCTTGCCAACAGAGCCTTTAGCTGCTCAATGGGGTCTTGCAGGTCGGGCGAGCCCGGAGAGAGCTGGCCGGATTGCAGGAGGTCGATCAGGGATGCCATGGCTTATAGCTTCCCCCCGATGCCGCCGCCTACGGAAGACGACTGATTGTTGGTCTTGGTGTAGGATGTGCCCGACGACTGGCCGCCCAGCTGCGCGCCGCCGTATAGAAGCTCGGCAAGCCAACTCATATCGCCCTGCGCGATTTTCTTTTTCATGTCCTCTAGGGTCAGGATTTGGTTGTCCTGACGATCTCGGGCCGCGAGCGCCGCGTTGCCGGTATCAATGCCGGCCCCGCGAAGCGCCGCCGCTTGTTTGTCCAGGTCGGCCGACGTTGTGGCTGCCGTTGTGTTAGCGTCAAATAGTGTGCGCGCAGCCGCATCGCTGCGGCCCTTTTCTTTGTTGAGCTGATCCACAAGGATCGGTAGCTGCGCCTGCCCTACGCCGCGCGCCGTGGACTCCTGATTGATGCCCGACATGTCGCGGCCTGCACCCGCAAACGTGCTGTTGTTGCGCCATGCCGTTTGGTCGCCAACCGTCTGCAGCAACTTTTGCAGGTTCGGGTCGTCCATGAATCCGGTGACGTTCGTACCGTCTGCGGTAGGGCTCAGGCGCTTGTTCAGCTCATCATATCCCTGATGCACAGCAGGGGCGCCGCTCTGGGATGCGAATAGGTCGCTCGTGAGCTTATTGATATCGCCCGTCCACGGATTGGCGCCGTTGGTTTCCAGCGAGTCAATCGCCCCGAGCTGCTTATCGTTTGGGCCGGTTGACTCGCCGGCCGTCCCCAGCTTCCCAAGGAATGTCTTGAGATATGGAATGGTCTCATCCCACGGGTCCGTCTGGCTCGCTTGATTGGTCGTGCTGGAACCCTTGCCACTCGTGGTCTTGCCGCTTAGCGAAAAGCTCATGATACGGCCCTCTCAAAGATCGGGACGCCTGCACTGTGCTCGCCAATGACACGGAAGTCTTTGAGCACCCGGCCCCATCCCACCTTGCCTGCGAAGCGAATGCTCTTGCATCTCTCTTTGCGGGCAAACTTATCCATGCCGTCATTGACGACGTTCGCCCATCGCCACATCTGGCGACCGACCAAGGCGTGCACGTTCACCCACCGCGCCCCCGCGGCTTCCTCGTTGATGTCCGTGAGAAACACCGCCATAACCTGAGCCGGCGCATGCTCGGTAACGACCCAGACTTGCAGGGTGCCCGCCGCAATGCGCTCTGGTGTATCCGGGTCCAACATTTCGGACGCCGCAGATAGCCCGCGGCGCATCAGGTCTTCACAATGCGGCCACGCCCTCGCGAACATATCGGGGGGTATCCGCCACAGATTTAGCCCGCCGTCAGCCTCGGCATTCATATCCGAAGGTCCTGTCTGTGCTCACCGCATTTGCATGCACGATTGTGAACGCACCTTGCACAACGGACGCAACGGGAATGTACGTGGTAGCGAGCGCGCCGGCCGCGTTGAGCGTTCGCGGAGCGAGAAACACGCGAGCGCCCGCGCCGCAGTTGTCGGCCTCAACCACGGTCGTCGTATGACCGTCGCGCAAGGTAACCTCGCCAACCGCTAGGGAGCGTCCCTGCCACAGCTCGCGGATGGATTGGACGATCTTACGGAGATCATTTTCGCCGGAGTGGAGATAGCTCATTAGAACAACCCCGAGCGGTTGGTGTCGGGCTCAACGCCCGTCATGAAAGTCCAATCGGTCGCCTCGGGTATGCGTATCTTGGCACGGGCGTAGCGGGTTTCCTCTAGGACAGGGCAATTGCCGTCCGAGTCCATTTCGCTTTCGTCGCCTTCCGTGTCCGTCGCGTTCAGGTTGTCGCGCTTGATGACGGAGCAGAACACGCTGTCGGCGTCCGTGATGGGCCGCAGCCCGTTGATGTCGATGCGGTACCCCTCGTCAATGCTCTGCTCTGCTGTGTGCAGTTCGGCCTCAAGGATGTCCCCCGTGAAGAACCCCAGAGAATGCGTGGAATCGAACACCGAAATATTCGGCAGTGACGCCGAGCTGAGGCTGTCGAGGGAGAACGACAGAAGGTCCACCGAGGCGCACACAAGGCCGCCGCTCACGTAGGCGTTGGCGTAGGTACTCCCTGTCAATTCGAGATGCGTGGAGTCCACCACGATCAGTGTCCAGGTTCCGTTCGCTTCGGTCGTGCCGGTCACGCCCTTAACGGTGCGTATCATGCCTGTCGTCAGAGCTGCCGTGGAGCTCACCGTTAGGCGCACGCGGCTTGACGTTCCGCTTGCCGTTCCCGTTATAACAAGAGCGCCGGCCGCTACGTTTTCGTCCAGGCTCTCCAGCGTCACGCCGGGCCGCACGACAGGAGCCAGGTATTCCCCGGACAGCTCGACAGGAGACCAGCGCTTGATCGTTGTGTGATAGGCGAGCCCCTTGTCCATGAGACCAGTTGCGCCGCCTATAGACTTGTAACCCCATAGGATGGTGCTGCTTGCGGGGTCAGCCGCTCCGACGATAAGCCCCACCGCCGTGTCGTCATAGGCCAGCGCGAGCACATCGGCGGGCGCGCTCGCGGCATGCTTGCCGAGGAACGTGCGGTCTACGCGCTCCTCGCCTATGGGGATGTAACCGCCATTCGCGTCGATCTGCGCGAAACCTTTCAGGGATAGATAGTGCGCCGAGCCGGCCGAAATCACGAAGGAATGCGGCGCCAGGATACCGGGCGCGGCCTGCAATCTGTCGATCTGGAACACAAACTCAGAGCCGGGCGCAAATACCATGCGCCGCCATCCGCCCGCCTGCCCAATCAACCCCACGTCGCCCGAGACCTCCCCGACAACGTACACGCGGCCGTTGTCCGGCAAGTCCTGATAGTCGGAATTATTGACGCCGCTGCTCCATTCCGTCACGTCATTAAGGCCCGACCAATGCACACGGAATGGGTCGTCTAAGAGATCGCAGGCAACAACGAACCGCCCGACAACAGCCACCCACCCGGCTTGTGGAGGGCTGCCCGTCAGGTCGTCGAATGCCGTATCCGAGCTGATATCGAACAGCTGCATATCGTCATTGCGCTGTGTTGCAATCAGGAAATTGTTGAACTGCGCAAACACCCAATTGGCGTCCGCGTCCAGCGCCGTGTATCCGCCGCCCTTGGACACCAGGCTCCATGCTAGGGTTGTGTTGTCGAGTAAGTAGAGATTGGTGGACGTGCCCGCGAACAAGAATGCTGAACCGTCCTCCTTGCGCGCGACGTAGTACCCGCGACATGGGCCCGGCAGCGCGCCAGTGAACGTCTCTATGTCCTTAAACGGGCCATACCCGTCAGAGCGCGGCAGAACGTTGCGCAACAGGCGTGTGTAGTTCTTCCGAAGATCGGAAACGTCGGGCCGCCATTCGCCAAGCGGGAGAACTGCCATCACCAGGCCGTGGGCTGCAGTGCCCACCCTCCCTGCTGTGTGAGCTCGTTCGTGGCCGACTTGAGGTCATCGAACGCTGCCTTCGTGGGGGATTTCGTCGGCTGATCCCGATCCGGGTCGAAAAGCTGCATCATTACCACGTGTTTGAGCACGTGGGCGTACAGCTCATATTTGGCGCGGCAGCGGATTAGTCGCTCGCCGTAGGTCATCCACGGATTGCTGGCCTCACCATCGGTCGCGGGTGCCGCGGCTTTCGTCACGCATGCAATGCGCACCGTGTATGCCTGGTCTGGGACGGGACAGAGGCGCAGAGCGTTGCCATACCAGCAATACGCGAGCGGCTGGTTGATCTGCGTGCCGTTCTTGCTCAGCAGCTCGATACGCTCGGGCGGCTCCGGGTGCAGTTTGTAGGGCGTGTCGCCAATGAACAGGTTGAGATAATCAAATTTGATGATGTTGCCCAAATCGGCATCGTCGCTCGACGTGTAGAACTCCTGATCGGCAATGGTCGTGAGCGTGAAAGCGCGCGTCTCGTTGAAGTGAAAGCGGTCCTTTTGATACGCCTCGATAGCTGTCGTGATCGCAGACGCAATGGCGCCCGTGACATTCGAGCGGCGGATTTCCGAGGCAATCCGCGCTTTCATGATCGTCTGCGTGGTCACCCTTCAATCTCCAGGGTAACCTCGAATACTTCGCCGGAGGCCGGCGTGTAGGTGGCGGCAGTCGCGGTCTCCAGAAGACCGTACAGAGCGGCAACGTTGTTGCCCTCCGACGCCACGTCAAAACCGAGGCCGCCTGTGATGGCGAAGCCCTTTTGCTTGTCGGTCGTGGTAACCTCTGCGCCCGTCGCCAAATCGCAAGCAACCGTTCCAATCCACCACTGAGCCGAGCCCACGGCATACGCGCCATTGTCGCCGTTGGTCGGAACGCCAGGATCACGCGCGTACAGGTGGAGATTGAACGTGGCCGTTGTCACGGCTTCGTTATCAGAGAACAGACGCACGCGCTGAATACGGCCGCGCCCGTTGCTTCTGTCGGTGCCCCAACGCATTGGCACGACGCTTGCGGCTGTGGCGCTATTGGCCACAAGCTCATTCTGTGCGTACTGCGTGGTATTCGCAGGACGCGCGAAGCTATAGCGCGCGCAATAGAACATGGCCGCCTCCCGTTATACGCCCAAGTAACAGACGTATGCCGGCGTCGAGACGCCCGTAATGCGGATGATCATCTCTCCGCTGGCGTCCTGCGCGATGACCTTTGAGGCGGCCGTTTGGTGCGCGTGGTAAGCGCCACCCGTGCCGGCATCGATGGTGATGGCCTCGCTGGCGTCTGCCGTATTGATGATGCGGCAACGGAACGTGTCGCCAATCTGCGGCTGCGGGATTGCGGCCACCAGCAGAGCGGCAGTCGGCAGCACGTCGGTACGGGCCGAGCCCGAGGGATCACGAAGGATGAAGCCGGACAGGATTTGCGCTGCCGTGTACGTTGCAGCGCCCGCCGTGGTGATCTCCGTAGGGGCATCAGAGCGACCAATGAACCGCTCGGCTCGCACGATCATGTCATTGTATTCAGTTTCGGTGCCGGTGGACATTTCAGGTCTCCTCAGTAGAGCGTTGCGATTGGGCCAAGACCCGTGGTGAATGTGGTTGGCACGGTGATGCTGGCGTACCCGGCCGGCGTCCCGTAAACGAGCGAAGTGATCTTGCCAGCGCCGAAGTTTCCGACGACGTGAGTATTTAGATCGTTCGTATTGTCGTCATTGATAACGCCCACGTAGTAGGTGGCAGGGCCTACCGCAGCATACGGCGCGGTAAAATCAACGCGCGTGTAGCTGTCTGCCGTGAACCCCGACACGTTCGTGGATGCGGAGATCGCCACCCGCGCGCCGGTCGAATCAAACAGCATCACCTTGGCATTGCCGTTAGTGTTGGCCCCCATGAACAGGGCGACGCCAGTAACAGTGCAATTCGCGGGGACGAAGCATTCGGCGACGTAAAGCTCCGTAACCACAACATCAAGGTTTGTTCCGTCCGCGGCAGCCGTCGCTGCGTTGCCCCCGGTGTGAACACAGCGAGGCGTTGCAGTGAAACCGCCCGCCGCCACCACGCCGCCCGTTGGGGTCACAACCCCCGAGATATTCCCCGTCACGTTTCCCGTGACGTTGCCGATAAGGTCGGCGGCAATCGTTGCCATCGCATGCCCCTATTGATCGTTGACGTTGACGGTGTACGCGATGACTATTTCCGCAACGCCCGCCGTGGCTGCCGTGCCCGATTGCGTGTATTTGACAAACGGCAGAGTGTCCGCAGAGAGGGTGAGGTCAGCGCCTCGCAGAACCATGTAGGAGCCGGTTGAGCCCTCAAGAACATCAGCAGCGGCCACCATATCGTTGTAGGAAGTGGCATTTTGCCCGACCGTAAGAACGTTGGTTGTTGCCGCATTGAATGCGGTTTTAATCTTGACCATCACCCACTGAATGGATGCGAGGGCCGGGATATACCGAGCAAACGGCCTGCCAGTGCTGATGTCCGTATCGTTGAAATTGATCGTCTTGTGCAGATAGTGGACAAGCGGCATGCGCTCGTCGCGCGTCTGCGTAGCTGAGGTGTTCGTGGCCATCGTGAATCCCTTGGGGTGGTGGGCGGGCCGAAGCCCGCCCCCTTGCGTTAGGCGTTCACGAGGCCGTCTTGGACCAAAAATTCGATCCAGACTTCCGCGATGCCCGTGGTTGCGGCGGTGCCCGTCACGTCCACAGTGCAGTTAATGAGCGTATCGACCGATACATACCAATCGTTCGAGGTCGCCATCTCATCCGCGACAATCACGCCAACCGTGCCAAGGGCTAGATCGGTCGCGAAGCCGTCATCATCGGCAACGGTGCCGATATCGAGCTGGTTGGTCGATCCCGCGTTAAACGCTTCCCGAACTGCCACGCCGCCGCGAAGGACGATTGCGCCGGCCGGAATCCAGCCGAGCGGCACAACGAGCGTCGCGTCGGCCTTAGTGATCTTCTTGCGCAAATAGTGGACCTGGTGAGTCTGATAGACCCGAGCCACCGTGCCTGCTGTGTTAGTTGCCACGTTGGCCTCCTTAGCTCTGACGAACGGCGTAGGTGGAGATAGTCACCGTGCCGAAGTCGATTGCGTTGAACACGGTCTTTTTCAGGCCCCAGATTGACCAAGCGCCCAGCTCCAGCTCGCGGTCATGGTCGAACAGCTCCTCGCTCCACCTGTACTTCATGGGGCCATAGCTGTTGCTTTTGCCATAGCCGCAGACGGCTGCCTGAGCGCCCAGCAGCACAGCGCGACGAACGGTCGTGATGGCCACCGAAGACGAGCTGTTGACGCCCTGGGTCACGTCCTGAGACGAGCGCAGAACGATGCCGTTCCACTCACCAAGCGCGCCGGTATAGATCGGGGACTTGGTTGCCTCCGAGCCGGCCATGGCCGCCTTGGTGATGTCGAGCCAGCCGCCAGACGTGGCGTTGGTGCGAAGCGAGGTAACCTGCGCCGGATCGAGATAACAGACGTACTTGGGCTGGCCACCGATCATGATCGGACGGACCATGTTGGAGCCGGTGCTGGCGATTTCCTTGGCCTTGTCGAGCAAGGCCACGGTGAACGTGTCGGAGCTGGTCAGCAGCTCGTCCGTGGTCGCGGTGCCAGCGAAGATTTTGCGAGTGCTGGTGTGCGCAGTTACGGTATTCAGGCCGCAGAACACGGAGCCAGCCGTTGCACTCTCGGTATTGGCCGGGAGATAGCCGCACACGTGGTTGAAGAAAGAAACCGACTTGCGGTCCTTCCACCACTGCACTAGGCCGTTCTTGCCCTGCTCACGCAAGTCGAAGGGAATGCGCTGAGCGTCGATGGTGGCGCCCTTGTTGCGCACGCCGACAGTCTGGCCCAGCTCATTGATGAGCAGAGCTTGCGAGTAGAACGACAGGCCCTCGGCGTTGCCTTGGGCTTTCTGTCCCTCGGTGAAGCCCTTTCCAGACAAGCGGGCGCGCAGCGCGAAGGTGATCTGATCGCCGGCTTGCTTGCTGGTGTCGCTCTTGATCTGGATGATTGAATCGTCATCCTCGCCCATGAGCTTGGCGATATCGGACGTGTCGCGCTCAGCTTCGGCCACTTCCTTGGACCAAAGCTTGACTGCCATGGCGTCACCGACGCCGAAAGATGTGGTGGACATGAGAATCCCCTTGTGTCGTTCCGGTGGAGTCTCGTGCTGTGACGCCAGCGCGAAGCGGAACGGCACACCTTGTCGTCGGTGCCGGGGATTGACGATGAGCGTTTAACGCTGCTCAGGCGGAACGGCTTTTTTCCCTGCCGGTCGGGGAGCCATGTACGCGGCTCACCCTGCGTGAATGTGTCGATTTGCAGGCGGTGTCAAGAGCCTTATCGCTTGCCCGCAAGAAAGTCGCTCCATGCGGCGCGTCCGTTCTTGGCAATGTAAGCGGTGCGCGCTGAGCTGTAATCGTTGTCGCTCATGTTGGACAACTTCTCTCGCGTGACCGCCTCTCCAATAGCGCCACCGCCACCATTGCCGAGTGTCTTGTTGGTCTTCTGCGCAGCGTTTATGCGCTCGATTTCCGCGAGCGCCTCCGCAGATTGATCTTTACCCGGAGCGCCCGCTTTCTTCTGATATCCAAGCGCCTGCGCGATGCCATAGAGCTTCTTTGCAACCGACGCCTTCTGCCCGTGACTCTCTCGAATGAGGTCGTGGATTTCAGAGAGCACCATGCCTTGGCGCCGCGCCTCATCGGTAACGCCTGCCGCCTCCAGCATCTTGTGTCGAGCCGAGATGCCGTAGTTGAGCGCATCGGTGAAATCTGCGTTTTCCTTGCTGAAGCTGGCAACGTCCGACGTGAAGAACGATTGCAAATTGCTCCGGTCACGTTCTTTCTGTGTATCCTCGGCCGTCTTGCTGACCTTGCCGCTCAGGTCGGAGAGCTGCGACTTGGCCCACTTCACCCACGCAAAAATATCCTGCTCTGGATCGGGCTCGGCAGCAGGCGCGGCCTTGACTGCTGCCTTCTGTTCCTCACCCTTCGGCAGAACCTCAGTGAGGATAGACAGCCTCTCGCGAGCCTGGATCAGGTTCCCGCGAAGCGTCTGCGCCTCGCCCTTCGCCGTCTTGGCTTCCTCCTTGACGCGGAGGAACGCCGACTTGGGAACAAAGCGGCCGGTCTTCTGATCGCGGATCGCGCCATCTGCCTCAACGATAATCTCGCCATCGTCCATGGCATCGGCAACGGGCGTCGTCTCGGCCTTGCCGTTCGTGACCGGGGGCGCCTTCGCCTCGATCTTTTTACTGGCGTCCGTAAAAAGATTGTCGCTTTTCTCGCCGCGCGACTTGAAATAGTCGCGCTCGCCATCGGTCATAACCTCCGACGTAGCCGGCTCGAATGCGGGAGGCGCGGTAACTGCGCCAGCATCCGGGGCGCTTATGGCTGCATCAGTGCTCATAGTTTCCTCTTTCTAGGTCACATTCCAAGGCCGCCAGGAGGCACTAGGCCACCGGGCGCAGCGGGGGGAATCATTGCGGGCATGTCCTGTGCAGGCGGTTGCATCTCGCCCAACTCCGGCAACTCGGCGGGAGGCTTCGGCCCTGCCGTGCCCGGCGATAGCGCATCGCCCTCGCTTGCTGCCATGGCGCGGTCTTTTTCTGCGCCGATAGCGTCGAGCACCTGACGATAGGCGCCAACCTGATACTCGGCCTGCTGCACGCCAATCTTGGCGATGTCGAGCACGGCGCCAGCACGCGAGGCATCCGCCGAGGCTTCCTTTTGCTCGGTGTCAGCGCGCTTGTTCTTGATGTCTTCCACCGCCGACGTAATAGCCAGCATCTTATGCTTCTCAGCGTCCGGGTCCGGCTTCTGCGAAATCTGTCGCAGCGCATCAACCAACTTCGACGGCAATCCCGGCGCATAATCAAGGATCGTGACCGCAACCTCTGGCGTCAACATATCCTTGAACGCCGGCAAGACCTGCATGAGCGCGGCCCAGACCTTTTCCTTGGTGTTTGGGGAGCTTGGCGCCTCCGATACCTCAGTGTCATACTGCCCCATGACATCGCGCCTAATGAGCGGAATCGCCTTCCACCCATTGTCGCCGTTAATGCGAATCATTCGCGGCGTGTCGGTCGCGAGATATTTCTGGATGTAACAGAGACGTGTCTGCCCAACCTGCTGCTTGAAAAGCGCAAAGTTATCGAACAGGGAGGCCAGGATCGTCATGGCCGCCTGCTTGCGCTGCGCCTCCAGCACGCCCGGCTGGTCACGGTCGGCCGCGCCCAGCAGCTCCAGGTTGACACCCGACGTGGTGCCAAACGAACCATCCGCGATTTGGAACAACTGCATTACGCCAGCCGTGATGCCCGCACCCGGCTTGGCCATAATCTTGCCCTTGGCGATAGCGCCATCCGCAAGCACCGTGACCGCGTTCGGCTTGGCGTAGTTGGCCAGGAACTCCCGCGCATCATCCATGGCCGACTTCTCAACCAGGATACCGCCCTTGGCGGTGCTGTTGACGATGTGCATGATCTGAGCAAAGAATTTGTTGCTCCAGATTTGCGGGTCTTTTAGCACGCGCACGATGCCGAACCACGTACCCTCTACGTCGTCGGGTTCGTAGGTGATGACGTTGAACGTGAAACCGTCCGGCCGCGGTCCGGGGCCACACTGCAGTATCTTGCTGCCGAGGAACGCCTGCTTATAGACCTTGCGGCGCAGCTTGGCGCTAGGGGGCGTCTGCCCTCCCATCTTCGCAACATGCGCCGGCCAATCAGTCTCGCTCACGTCAATCAACAGGTCTTCCGGCTTAACCTGCTGCTGCGCCATCGCGGCCTGCTGGATAACCGCCTGCGCATCGGGGCGCACGGTCTTGTAATAACCCTCCAGCTCCGACCACTGCACCTGTACGATTGTAACTTCGCGCTTGGGATCGTTGGAGACGTTGTTTTCTGCCCGCAGCTCTTTCTGCTCCTGGGTCTTCGGGTTCGGGTCTTTGCCCGACGTGATGTCGCCGGCCCATGACGCATTGAGGTCTTCGTCCATCACATCGGGAGAGTCCGTGATACCCGGCAGCAGCGCGCGAGCCTCGCTGAGCAGCATCTTGCGAGCGCGCCAAATTCGCTTGGCGTCAAGCAAGTTGTCATCGCGAGCGTTCTTGTCCCACCCCATCTCGCCGGGAAATACGCGATCCTCTATGTATTTGCCCTTGGGGTCTTGATCGAAATCGATCTTGGCCTCGGTGAACCCCATCCCGCAAATCGTGGCGTCGCGGAATGCGCGCGACTGCTTACGATCCGCATTGCACCCGCGTGCCATCCAATCCGACGTGCCCGACAGAACCTCGTTCTCCTTGATGTCGCCGGGGTCCGTGATGTCGGTTGGCAGAAACGCAGTCTTGTGCCGGTTGTTGGCCTCAATGCCGCAGATAGCGCGCACGAACTTCAAAGTTTTATTGAATGTCACAGCCGGGCGCTGCTCATCCACCAACTTCTGCACGTCGGTCTGATTCCATTGGCCCGGCCCAGCCACAAAATTGAACTCCTGCAGCGCATTGGTGCGCCACGTGTTGGAATGCTCCATATCAGCAATGATCTGCTCCTTGAGCATGAGGAACAGGCCGAGCTCGTCCTGCTGGGAAGACGGCTTGTCTTCGACGGGAGCGGCGTCGCTTAGCGCTTGGTCATCCATCACTGCGCATCCTTGGGTATCTCGCGCATCACGGCAGTCTTGCGGCGAAGGGCCGAACGCGACAGCTCTAGGGTGACTTTCTCGGCATCATTGTTGATGATGGCCTGTAGCTCCAGCAGCGACGACAGCAGGTCGGGATTGAAGCGCTTGCGGGCAACGGCCACGCCCTGAGCCACGAAGCCCGCCATGCTCTCCAGCGCCATCTTCTTGCCCAGCAGAATCAGCTCGTCCTTCTCAAGGCGGTTGACATCAAACGTGATGAATGCGCCCAGGCTCTCGCCGGCTGCGGCGCGCTTTGCGGCATCTTTGTCAAGCTGGCTCATTTAAGCCCCCAGGCTATGGCGCAGACTGTCGCGACGTAGGCGACAAGCGCGACGATTTCCCACGGCTCGGGCACGATCATGATGATGGCGATGGCGGGTGCCACCATCGCCAAGTGCATACTTGCCTCTAAGGCTAGACCCTTCATGCGCTCATCCATGACGATTGATCTCGCGGCTGATGCCGGCGATGGGGGTTTTCTTTGGGGTAGATGCCGCAAGCGAGTGTGTTGTTCCACGCGTCCGCGAGATTCGGACTCGGAATACCCTGCTTGCGCAGCTCTTTCTTGCTAATGACGACATGTTTGCCGAGGATGGTGTAATCGTAGGTCTGCTGGGTCAGCTCACCGATGAATTTCTCAATCAGCTTCCATGTCTCGGGGTCATGCGGTAGCTGCTCAATGCAGCAATCCATCTGCGCGAACCAGTGCCGGCAGCGGAACCATAGCTCATCGCGTAGGCGGTGCTCTGTCTCGCTGATGGCGGTAGCCTCGGCCACGTTGACGCCAGTCGTGATCTCGCGCACCACCGACCCAGGCAACCGCATGTGATCGTAGCAGCTAGACCCGATGCCGATCACGTCAACCGCGATTTCCTTGGGCTTCTCATGATTGGGCGCGGCCTGATACATGGCGATGATGCGGCCGGCGAGCTGCGGCCCGTCGAGCTGGCGCCACTCGCGCGTGTAGCTGCTCAGCAGCGTGTTGCCCCGCCGCGCCATGACCGTGCTCGGGTCATCACCGAAGCGGCCAGGGTCCACGCCCCACACTGGCCACACGTTTGACTTGACAACAGGGCGGCCAATCGCGGCCATGACGTTGGCCAGCGAAACAACCGTCTCATCATCCTGGTTCGGGAACTCGCCAAGCACGCGGACGCGATACTTGTTCGATCCCCTGCCAAACATCGCAATGATGTCGTCGATGTGCCCGCGCGCCCGTGGCACGTCTTCGCTGTTCACAACCATCGTGTCCCACATGTGACGCATGGTCGTATGCGTCTTGTGAAAGAACCCGGTGGCGCGCGTGGGGTTGCCCACCGCGAGCGCGATCGCGCCCGGCGTTGATAGAGTGCCAGCGCCAGCCTCAATGGTTTCCTCGGGTATGCCTGACGCTTCCTCGAATACCGCAAGAATGGTCTTGGCGTGGATGCCCTGCAAGGCTTCCGGCCGGTGCTTGGTCGCGGTGCGCGCGACTGCAAACGCCTCCTCGGGGGCACAGCGCATGACCACGCGCTCTTTCTGCCATTCGATCTCGGCCTTGAGAGCGGGAGGCAGCCGGCTAATCCACTTCGCTATCTCGGGCCACAGGCCGTCTCGCAGCTGGTCTTGCGAGTTGGCGACGATGGGCACTTTGGTGTCTGGCCCGCCGCACAGCAGCACAAACAGGATCACAATCGACAGAAAGCACGTCTTGCCGACGCCATGCCCTGAGCGGATCGACAGACGGCCCTTGGCAGTGAAGCGCTCACGCCACGCCTTGCGGAATTTCTTGAGGGCGATCACCTGCCAATCCTCCAACTGCGGAGCATTGTCGGGGTTAGAAGCACCAGGAGGAAGAAACCCCAGAACGCCAGTGGCAAACAGCAGAACATCGCCATTGAGCGCAGCTTGCGCCCAGGCGACCTCGCGAGGATCGGCTTCGCCGTCAAGCACGCTCTCCCCCGCCGTGAATCAGAGCCGGAACCTCGCCCCTCGCAAGAGCCTCCCAAAGCGTGCGGAAGCTCTTGCCTACCTCGTGCGTCGCTTCGATCTTTTCCCCGTACACCTTGGGGCGCAGCTTGCCGGCCATCCATTTGCGGGCATCAATGCGAAGCTTAGAGCGCGCGACATGCTCGTGGTCCAGAACGCGGACCGTCTCATCGCCGCGCTGCACGTCCATCCAATCGTTGCGGGCGTCGTCGGCTATCTCTTTGATTTCAGCAAACAAAGAGTCGGCCTGATCCGCGCGCGCGCGCGCGTATTGTGTGCGGAACTGCTCATGCGTGCGCAGCCAACGACGGATCGTTGACCAATGCGGCCTTCCCGGCTGATCGCAGTATTCACGAACGCTCCCACCGTCTGCGATATGCTCGCAGAACTCCTCAGCCATTTGCATCGAAAACTTGGAGTTTCCGTGCAGCTTTACCGGCACCAGG